AAAAACCTGTTTCATGATATGGTCTAAACCTTTTGCACCAGTCAATGCATTTACAACAGGAAAAAATGATGAATCTTTTGATGATGGATGTCTACCATCTTTTTCATTAGGTTCTTCTGTTGTGCCTTCACATGATACAACTTCCATATTACCATTATTATCAATATATTTTGCAGTAACAATTGAACCAACTACAAGAGAATGACCAGGAAAACTTCCAGCTGGACCTAATCCTGCACTAGAAGTATCTTGTCTTACTTTTACCCATGGCAATTTATCATCAGTAATATTTGGTGTTTTTAATTGTTCTAATGTGCAAACTTTTATGCGACCATCTTGTTTTTTGGGATCTTTTTCACCATAACCAATATCAGTAACTACACATTTTACTTCATCGCCTTTAGTGAATTGATTTTGTCCTGCATTACTTGGATCGTGTCTAGCCATTATCTACCCCTGCCATAAAACGCAATATAAATCTGTTGTAGCATTTACTATCATTGTTTTTCTTTGTGGTCCTTCAGTAAATTTTACTTCATGTATTAATCTTGGTACAAATAAAGTTCTTGAAACAAGTCTAGGATTTTGTGTTCCAATAGGATATGTTACATAAATTCTATCTCCACAAGTTACATTTACACCAGATTGTCCTGGAACTGAAATCCAATATTTTTGACTATATGTTAATGCAGTTAGAAATGCCTCTTGTGATTGATTATATCCACCTGGTCCATTTTTTGTGACAGATGGTGATTGATTCCATCCATCTAAAACATTGAATAAATTTTGACCACCTAATGGACCTTTCATTGCTTCTGCTAACATTGCAGTTCCTCTATCACCAACTGTATTTTTAATCCATGATGTATTTAGAAACTTCTTTAAACCACTTGAACCTAGTCCACCAGATTTGAAACTAAATTTTCTATTTTTCAAATCAATAGATGATGATGTAGATGCCATTCCAGCAACAACACCAGAACTTTCTCCAGGTGGTGTTAATGGTCTCAAATGAATTATATTATTATAACCATACAAAGTATCACCAATATTTGCACCTTGTATTGGTTTGTGTACAAATGAATCTCCTACAGGACCTCTTTCTAAAGACTCTTGTAAAGGTCCCATTACATATCCAGGTTTATTTCTAAAATATATTGGTGCACATGTTTTATATGAAGAATATACTACTCTATCAAGAATATCATGAACTGCTTTTACAGGTTTTTTATTTATGGTTTGATGTGGTGTTCTATCTTGTCCAATTAATCCTGTAGATGGAATTCTAATATCCAATCCCCCATTTGATTGAACATATTGATTATGTATTTTTCTTGCAGCACTTGTACCTGTTTCATTTTTAAAGTTTTGTGTTACTACATTATGTTTATCATTGTAATATTCTTGACCAATTAATTGAATAGTATGTTCCATTCTAGCATCTGCACCACCTGATAATGGTCTTGATTCATATGAATAAATTCTAAATCGTTCTTGATATCGTTTTGTAGTACCACCATCAGAACGTGGACAAGAAAAATCTATGAATACTTCAACTGTAGGTGCAATCATTAATTCACCTGTATTCATGGATGTTTCTATCACTAATTGACCAGTGAAATATGTTTTACAAATATCTTCATAAATTCTGAATTCTTTCACATGAAACATATTTGAATTACCTACAACGTAATTCAATCCTGCTATTTCACATCTTCGTAATTCAGCTTTTGTTGGTTGAATTATACCCATTTATGTTTGATCTGAATCCTCTGCTAAACGTGTTGCAAAATTATCAGCTGCAATAGATGCAACACCATCACCAATTAATTTAATAGTTTTATTGTTTTCATTTTTACCTAATTCATATTCATAATAAGTTATTGCATCATAGAATATTTCTTGATCTAGTGGAATATTTTCAAACATTGTTGTAACTGAATTTGCTTGAGCATTTGCAAAACTTGTTTCACCAACTATATCACGAATAAGTGATGTATTTGCAATTGTATTACCACTTACATTTTTAATTCTCATAGTAGTAGTATTAGCAAAGATTACTTCACCTGTTGCTGCAGTAGCATCTTGACCAGATGTTTTGATATCAATAATTTCTCCAGATATGAATGCATTTGAACTAGAATTTGCAATTGTATATTGTAAAATTCTATTAGTATTAGTTATTTTATCTTGTTGTTTTCTTTTATATGAAACAATTTTCTTTGATATTGGAGACCATACAGGTGCATAGAAATCTTTATGTGTATTTGCAAGTGTATTATTATAAAATGATGGTGTTAATTCATTATCATCATCTGCCCAATTATTTTGGTAATGAATAATTTTCTTTTGTGAATTTTCTATTGAACCATATTTGTACTTAATTAATTGTTCAAATTGGTCATCATTGATATACCAATCATAATATGGATCTATGATTTGATTTGAGTGATAAATCATCCAATCAAGTTCTGAATCTTCATAGTAGTATTCTGACACATGATCAGATCTAAGATGATCTGTAATTTCATATGGATAGAATATGTATGGTGATTCTCTAGGATTTTCTACAATTTTAACACGTCTAGTTAAATTACGACAAGTTGTATTTGCGTAAGTAATAATTGGAAATTTTTCAAAATATTTTTCTGCCATTATTCAACTAGACCCGATTCTTCTTCTGATACTGTGTGTTTGATTTATATTTCATCTGGTGTTCCATCAGGATTAATATCCGTTGTATAGAAATTGAATACATCTAACGGATCTGATTGTGGCAATCCTTCTCCATCAGTCTTATAGTCAGAACTATTTCCAGTATCATCTAACCAATATTCTAATTCTAAAAATTGTAAAGTAATAACCACTGATTCTGGTGGAGCATTAGATGGATTTCCTTGTTGTCTATAAAATCCTGGTGCCTGATTACCACCAGTATAATCGACATTAATTCTTTCAAGTACACATGGTTTGAATTTATATAAAAACTTACTATTTGGTGAAAATGCAATAAGAAAAATATCAGGAAATTCAAATAAAAGACCATTTGCAGCTCTTTTTGGTGTCATTGCTCTTCTTAATAAATATGCAATTTTCTGTATTGCTTTTGCTTCATTAAAATCTTTAGGTGCCATTTTGAATGTTAAATTATGTCTTCTGAATTGAGGGGCAGATAGTGTAACTGATTTAAATGTATTGATAGATAAACCTGCAGCTGCTGATGCTCTTCCTAATAATCCAAATCCAGTTGCTGAAAGTTCAGCAGCTGTTCCTATTGGTGTTCCATAATTGAAATTTTGATCATACATAACATCAAATTGGTCCTGTAATCCACGAATAGGCAATGGGATTTTTATAATATTTTTTGTCTTTATTCCTTTTGATAAACGTGGATTTTTTAAAAACTCTGTGATATCTGAATATATTTTCTCTGCAATATTAGAAATTGTTTTAAAAAAGTCTGTCAGTCCACCTATTCCACTTATATCAGGAACTGAATTACCAGGGTCCATTTGATAAATTGTAGTATGATATTTAGGAAAATCTCTTTGTGGATATTGTAGTATTGCAATAGATTTGCTATTTTTTTTAGATTCAATTTTAGCAGATGGTTCATTTACGTTGCCGACCATTTAATTTCCTTAAAAATTTCTTTATTACTATTTATATAAATAATACCATGAAAACTTATAAAGGATACTTTAAACCTAAAAATCCGAATAAATACATTGGAGACCATGAGAATATTATTTATCGTTCTCGATGGGAATCCAAATTCATGCTATATCTGGATAATCATCCCGATGTTTTAAAATGGTGTTCAGAAGAATTCTTTATACCCTATTTATCACCAAAGGATAATAAAGTACATAGATATTTTCCTGATTTTCTTGTAAAAAAACAAAAAGATGGAGTCATTGAAACACTTGTAATTGAAATAAAACCAAAGGCACAAACAATGCCACCAAAAATGAATGGAAAACAAACTAAACGTATGATAACAGAAGCAATGACATATGCAGTAAATGAAGCTAAATGGAAAGCAGCTAAAGAATTTTGTGCAGATAGAAAATATAAATTTATTATCCTAACAGAACACGAATTAGGTATCAAATTCTAATGGCAAATATTTTCGATAAAATACGTGAACAATTTAAAAAAAATACTACAGACCTAAAGGCAAAAGCTAAAGGGTCAATTAAATCTTTTGCTCAAATGGCAAAAAGTCTTACTGGTAAAAGAGTCGCTGGAAATGAATTCTTTAGAGATAGAGAAAGACTTATTAATAGAATATCACCAATTCATATAGGTAAAATGGTAACATTCTATTATGATCCAAAACTTAAAGCAACATTACCATATTATGATAGATTCCCACTCGTTATACCAATTGAAATTTATGATAATGGATTTCTTGGTCTTAATCTACACTACTTACCACCAAGATTACGATTTATCCTTATGGAAACACTTTATGAAAGAGTATATAAAGTAGAAAACTCAAATGAAATTAATGAAAAACGACGTACACAAATTAGTTATAATATATTAAAACGTATTTCGAGTACTCGATATTATGCTCCATGTGTTAAGAGATACTTGAACAATCATCTTGTTTCTAGAATATATAAATTACGTAATGAAGATTGGGAAATGGCATTATATTTACCAACAGAACGATTTGAGAAGGCATCAAAACAACAGATTTGGAGAGAATCCAGACAAAAAATGAGGAGATTTTAATTGGCTTTCACCATCGATGGTCCAGGTAGTATTAAAGGCCAAATCAATAAAAGAAATGGTGTATTAAGAACCAATCGTTTTCTTTTCAGAACAACAACACCACCTGTTTTGTTGAATAATTACACTAATGGTTTTTCAAATAGTGTGGAATATTATTGTCAATCAATCAATTTTCCTGGATATCAAATTGCAATGGGTGACGTGAGAAGATGGACATATGGTCCTAATGAAAAACGTCCATTTGGTCCTAATTTTCAACAATTACAAATGAATTTTATATCAGATGGTAATAATGATATGTGGAAATTTTTTACAGAATGGATGTCATTTATAATACCACACCAAAGAAATGCAATTAATGGAAGTGGTGGTATGATTCAATCAACTGCAAGTTATCCTGGATTGT